ATGTTCCGGGGCAGGACGGCGCAGCAGCCGCCGCGCTCTGACTGGCAGACATGGCTCATACTCGGGGGTAGAGGTTCCGGCAAGACCCGGATGGGTGCGGAGTGGGTCAACGGCGTGGCCTTGCGTCTCCCTCCGTTCGCGTCGAAAGGATCATGCAATATCGCGCTGGTCGGCGAAACATTGGCGGACGTGCGCGAAGTCATGATCGATGGTCCATCGGGCATCATGTCGGTCTCGCGGGCCGAGCGGCCGCGTTACGAAACGACACGGCGGCGTCTCGTTTGGTCAAACGGCGCCACGGCGTCGATGTTCTCATCGGAGGACCCGGACAGTCTGCGCGGACCGCAGTTTGACGCGGCCTGGTGCGATGAATTGTGCAAATGGAAACATGTTCAGGAAACCTGGGACATGCTGCAATTCGGCCTGCGCCTCGGGTTGAATCCGCGGCAGGTCGTGACGACCACGCCAAGACCGCTTGGCCTGATCAAGAGCATGCTGACCGATCCGGCGATTCCCGTCTGGCGTATGCGGACGCGGGAAAATGCGGAAAACCTCGCATCCGGCTTCGTCAGTCATGTCAATGGGCTCTATGGCGGCACGCGGCTCGGGCGGCAGGAACTCGACGGCGAGGTCATCGAGGAGAGCCCGGACGCGCTGTGGTCCCGGCTGACGATGGAGAACGTGTTCTCGCCAGACGTGCCGGAACTGAAGCGCATCGTCGTTGCGATCGATCCTCCGGCCAGCGCAACGAAGAAATCCGACGCTTGCGGTATCGTGGCTGCCGGCCTCGATGAAAACGAAATGGCATGGGTGCTCGCTGACGAGAGTTTCGCACCGGCCAAGCCGCACGAATGGGCCAGACGGGCGATTGCGCTGTTTCACCGGCTGGAGGCCGATTTGATCATTGCCGAGGTCAATCAGGGCGGTGACATGGTGGCCGCAGTCATCGCTGCGGAGGACGATAGCGTTCCCGTGCGTTCGGTGCGGGCCAACCGCGGCAAGGCGTTACGGGCCGAGCCCATCGCAGCGCTCTATGAACAGGGCAGGGTGCGCCATGCGGCGCGCTTTCCCATGCTGGAGGATGAAATGTGTGACTTCGCTCACGACGGCTTGTCGAGTGGACGCTCTCCTGATCGTGTGGACGCGCTGGTCTGGGCGCTCAGCGATCTCCTGCGGCGCCGCGATGGCAGCCCGAGGATACGCGTGGTGGGCTAATCTCCGGACCGGGAACAGATTTTTGCAGTCCACCTGAACGTTTCACCAAAAAGAAAGTACCCCGCATGGCACTCAACTGGCCGTGGCGCCGACGCGCTGCGAATGAGAACCCGTATCTGCAGCAGAAGTCGGCGCAGGGCTTCGTCGCCTTGCAGTTCGACCGGGAGGCGCGCTGGTCGCAAAGCGGCTATGTCGGGCTTTCACGGCAAGGTTTCATGCGCAATCCCGTTGCCTACCGCTGCGTCCGTCATCTGGCGGAAGCGGCCGGCGCAACACCCTGGCTGCTCTACGAGGGCAAGACGGAGCACAGCGAACATCCGCTGCTCGGTCTTCTGACCAACCCGCACCGTGGCATCGACGGCACAAGCTTCCTCGAGGCGCTCTATGGCCATCTGCTGCTCTCCGGCAACGCCTATGTGGAGCGGGTGCAGAGCGGCGGCGGCGCTAGCGAACTGCACCTCCTGCGGCCGGATCGTGTTCGTATCATTGCCGATGACAATGGCTGGCCGATCGCGCTGAACTACGGTGTCGGCGCGCAGAAACGGACAATCCCGCTTGACGAGGGGCGGGGGCTGCACCTGAAGCTCTTTCACCCGCTCGACGATCACTACGGCTTCGCACCGCTCGAAGCCGCGCTTATGGCGCTCGATATCCACAACGCTTCCGGCTCGTGGAACAAGGCGCTGCTCGACAATTCTGCGCGGCCCTCGGGAGCGCTCGTCTATGCGCCGGGCGAGACCAGCCACCTGACGGAAGATCAGTTCGAGCGGCTGAAGGGCGAGCTGGAAGAAGGCTATACGGGCGCGGCAAAGGCTGGTCGTCCATTGCTGCTGGAAGGCGGGCTTGACTGGAAATCCATGGCGCTGTCGCCGCTCGATATGGATTTCATTGCCGCCAAGAACACAGCAAGCCGCGATATAGCGCTGGCCTTCGGCATTCCGCCCATGCTGCTCGGCATTCCCGGCGACAACACCTACGCCAATTATGCCGAGGCCAACCGCGCCTTTTATCGCCTGACCGTCATCCCGATGGTGACACGAACAGCCAAGGCTTTCGCTGCCTGGCTCGGTCCGGTCTACGGCAATGATCTGCGCATCGAACCCGATCTCGACCGCGTCGACGGGCTTAGCCAGGAGCGTGATGCCTTGTGGCAGCGGATCGGCGCTGCGCCGTTCCTCAGCGATGAGGAGAAGCGGGAAGCAGTCGGCTACGCCCCAAAAAATCAGGGAGAATAAGATGACACAATGGTCCGATGCCGCCTGGATTCTGGCGGCAAAGGCGGCGGGCGCGATTGCAGGCTCCGCCGTCTCCCTCGCCTACATGCTGCCGCGCGACAAGAGCGAAGCGGCCATTCGCTTCATAGTCGGCATCGTCTGCGGTCTTGCCTTCGGAGGCGTAGCCGGGATCAAGATCGCTGCCGAACTCGATATTGGCGGTGAGCTCGGGAAAACCGAATTGATGCTTATGGGGGCGACAGCGGCAAGCCTCGCCGCCTGGACGTCGCTCGGCATTTTCGCTCGCATCGCCGCGCGCATCGGTGAATCAAAACCTCCGCAAATCAACGCAAGCTCCTCGAACGAAAGGGATATCGCCGATGTCCGATAGGCGTTTCCTGCCAAGACTCGAGAAGAAATATACCGGGCTCACTGTCGAAGCAATTGCGCAGGATGGCAGCTTTTCCGGCTATGCCAGCCTGTTTGGCGAGGTTGATCTCGGCAAGGATGCGATCGAGGCAGGAGCCTTTCTGAAGTCGATCCAGGCACGCGGTGCCGCCGGCATTCGTATGCTTTGGCAGCATGATCCGAACCAGCCCATCGGTACGTGGACGGTAGTTCGCGAGGACAAGCGCGGGCTCTATGTCGAGGGCAAGTTGGCCAAGGGCGTTGCCAAGGCTTCTGAAGTGCTGGAGCTGATGCGCTCCGGCGCCGTCGATGGCCTTTCCATCGGCTTCAAGACGATCAAGGCCAAAGCCGGTAGGGGCGGTATAAGGCATATCCACGAGGCGGACCTTTGGGAAATCTCCGTCGTCACCTTTCCGATGCTGCCATCGGCAAGGGTGGGACAGGTGAAGAGCCTGCCTGCCGATGCCCTGCCGGACAAGGATTATTCCAACCAGCATCGGCTTTTGTGGAACATCAAGGCCAACGAGGTGCTGATCGAGGCGCTGAAACGTTCGCCGCAGAGCGACTACAACGGCCGCTGGCTGGCGCGCTTGCAAGAAGAAAACGCGGAGCTGAAAAGCCACTCGACGCTCTATGAGCCTTTCCAGATCTGGGTCAGAAAATACAATCCGCACCAGCCGCGTGTTTCAGCGGGAAACGCCGATGGCGGCCAATGGACTGATGGGGGTGGCGGGAGTGGATCGCCGCTTGCACAAGAGGCGTTTGATCGCAGGTGGGGAACTGCCAGCAGGCCGGCAAGCGAGACGCGCATTGTCTCCGGTCATGGCCGCTTCGGCGGTGGTGCAGCGCTGGCCAACAGGCCTGGTACGGGCCCGAAAGCACCAGATGGAACGCCTGTGCAGTTGGCGCAGTCGGGTGGCGGGCGTCGCGGAAGTGGCCCCAACATCCGCATCATAGCCGGGCGGGCGCAGGAAGTTACGCCCGAGCAGGAACTGCGGATCGAGACGTCAAGGATACGTGCCGACGAGGCTGTCCGGAGGGTTCAGCAACGTGATGCCGGGTGGAAACCGCAACCGGGACTTTATGACACTGCGGAAGGGCTCATTCGCTATCATGAGAGCGTAGCGCGCCAAGCGGAGTATCGAGAGCGGGAACTGAGCGGCAACTGGTTGGGGCAAAATGGCGGTCCGCCGCTGAATGATAAGCCGGGCAGCGGGCAGCAAAGTCGACGTGACGAACTTCTGCAAACATTGCTGCCACGACCTAGTGGCATGAGCGATGCGGTGCTGAGCCACCGATCGTCCAAAACACCTAATGAAGGCACCCCAGGTTCCAGATATAAGAATCCGGGAAACGGGCAGGTAAGAATATATGGCTCGGATGGCAAGCCCATCAAAGATATAGATAGTAATCATGATCATGGATATGGCATTCCGCATGTGCATGATTGGGAGCGTGATGAAAACGGAAAAGCTGTTCGCGGGTCCGGACGCCCTTTTGACCCTACAATAGACGAATAAGGAGATCAGTAGTGGTAAATAATTTAGAGGATTTTCACGACGCTGAGGTGATAAAAATTGAAATAAATAGTGGTGATTTACATATAAGTGTAAATACTGTTGACAATAAAGTAAAAAATATAAAATTAATTGAATGTAAGTTGTTTAGAGTTAACGATTTCATACATCAAAATGTGATATCAAGAATACTACCAATTGGAATTGACTCGAATGATGAAGGCATACTAGAAAAAATTAGTTGGGCCACCGAAATCGGTGGCGACTCCCCTTTTATGGATGTTAAAAGTATTAAAGGCCTTCTCAATGATATTAGATCGGGAAGCCTGTTATTGGTATATTTTGAACCTAGTTGGGGGGCAGAGATTGTTGCTGTTTGCCGTAAAATTGAAATAGGGGCGCTGTAAGTCGACCTCGGCAAGGATGCGATCGAGGCAGGAGCCTTTCTGAAGTCGATCCAGACACGCGGTGCCGCCGGCATTCGTATGCTTTGGCAGCATGATCCGAACCAGCCCATCGGTACGTGGACGGTAGTTCGCGAGGACAAGCGCGGGCTCTATGTCGAGGGCAAGTTGGCCAAGGGCGTTGCCAAGGCATCTGAAGTGCTGGAGCTGATGCGCTCCGGCGCCGTCGATGGCCTTTCCATCGGCTTCAAGACGATCAAGGCCAAAGCCGCTTCGGGCGGTATCAGGCATATCTACGAGGCGATCTCAAGGGAAATCTCCGTCGCACCTTTCCCCGATGCTGCCATCGGCAAGGGTGGGGCCGGATATGAGCAACGCTTCACCGCAAAAAAACAGGAAGTCTCGCCGGCGTATACCCCCTTCGCAGCTTCGAGCGGCGCGGGAGAACCGCTTTCGCGCATTTTTCTAACAATTCAATTTAACAACCAAAGGAAAAGCAATGAACGCACATGACCCTCTGCACGAACCGATGCTGGAGACCAAGGTACTAGGCAACGCTGACAGTTTTGACGAATTTTCCCGCATATTTTACGAATACAAAGCCACGAACGACCTTCGCCTCGGCGACATCGAGAAAGGCAGGAGCGTCGATGTTCTGACGACCGAGAAGTTGCAACGCCTGGACACTGAAATGGACGCGCAAAAGCGCGCCCTGGATCGCCTGGAATTGAAACAGGCCCGCCCTGCGCTGGATGGCGGTGTTCGCCAAGTGTCTTCGCCCGAGCACAAGAATGCCTTTGAAATCTATGTGCGGCGCGGCGATGAAAGCGCTCTGCGTGTCATCGAAACCAAGGCGCATACGATCGGTTCGGCAAGCGATGGCGGCTACCTGGTGCCGCCGGAGCTCGAAACCGAAATTGGCGCGCGTTTGGCGCAAATCTCGCCAATCCGCAATATTGCTTCCGTGCGGCAGGTGTCGGGTTCGGTGCTGAAGAAGCCTTACTCGATCAAGGGACCTTCGGTTGGCTGGGTCAGCGAAACGGATATTCGCCCGCAGACGGAAGGCTCGAAACTGGCAGAGCTGCAGTTTCCCACCATGGAACTCTACGCCATGCCGGCGGCGACATCATCTTTGCTTGACGACGGGGCGGTCGACGTAGAGCAATGGATATCGACGGAAGTGGAGACTGCCTTTGCCGAACAGGAGGGCAAAGCCTTCATCAGCGGCGATGGCATCAACAAGCCGCGCGGTTTCCTGACTTATGACGTCGTGGCAGAAAGCGCCTGGTCATGGGGCAAGCTCGGCTCGCTTTCGACGGGCGTTGCCGGCAAGTTTCCCGCCGCCGATGCTTCCGACATTCTGCTCGATACGATCTACGCGCTGAAGGCCGGATACCGCCAGAATGCCAACTGGGTGATGAACCGCAAGACGCAGGCCGAAATCCGCAAGCTCAAGGACAGGGACGGCAATTATCTCTGGACGCCGCCCGCAACGCCCGGCGCCCAGGCCTCGCTGCTCGGCTTCGGACTTGTCGAGGCGGAGGATATGCCGGATATCGCCGACAAGGCGACGCCGATCGCCTTTGGCGATTTCGCGAGGGGCTATCTGGTGGTGGACCGTACCGGCGTGCGTGTGCTGCGCGATCCTTACTCTGCCAAACCTTACGTGCTGTTTTACACGACCAAACGTGTCGGCGGCGGCGTGCAGGATTTTGATGCGATCAAACTGTTGAAGTTCGCGGCCTGATCCGTTGGGGCCAGGACGGCCTGCGTGGTCCGATGCTCATGGACGAGCATGCACACGGTGCTCCGGTCTAGAAAACCACCATTTTCGGCTCGTCCTGGCCCCAACCCGCGCCTTAAGACCTTCGTCGAATTGCTCATTTCACCCAATCCCGTCGTTTCCGGAGCGCACATTCATGTCGGCGCCATTCAATTCGCATGAGCTGAAAATACTCTGGAACATCAAGGCCAACGAGGTGCTGATCGAGGCGCTGAAGCGCAGTCCGCCCCGGGAACATAACCTCCTTTGGCTGGCGAGCCTGGCCCAAGAGAACTGTGAACTGAAAAGCCGCTCGTTACTCTACGAACCTTTCCGGATCTGGGTCAGAAAATACAATCCGGACCAGCCGCGTGTATCCGCCGGCAGTTCCGACGGCGGGCAGTGGACCGATGACGGGGGCGGCGGAGTGACAGGTGGTGCGCAACCCGCCTCCGGCCATGGGCGGTGGGGCGGTGCGGTGGCGGCTGGACCCAAACCAGAAACTGGCCCCAAGGCACCGGATGGAACGCCGGCCACTTTAGCGCAAAGCCGGGGCGGCGGTCGTCGTGGCGGTGGACCGACGATCCGTACCATTGCCGGTCGCGCTCAAGAGATAACCCCAAAACAGGAGCTCCGGCTTACCCGGGCACAAGACGGTGCGGACGCAGCGACTCGAACTGTGCAGCAACGTGATCCGAACTGGCGCCCACAAGCTCGCCTTTATGAGGATGTCGAAAGCGAAATTGCAGCCAATGAAAGTATCAGGCGCGAAGCGAATGAGCGACTGGCCGAGCTCAATCAAGGTGTGAATATTCGCGGTAGCTTCATTCCCTATGGCTTTGTGGATCAGGAGCAATGCACTGCTTTTGGCTCTGCAGTACGCAACCGGCTGGCCGAACCGGAATAAGGGATGCGAGCATCCATCTGCGCGGCAGTGCGGTTACCGGCAGAAGCTTCACGTCACGAGCGCTTCACGATGGTGCTGAACGAAGTGATCTTGATGTGGCGATTGCCAGCGAAACGTTGTTCAGACGGGCGGAGGATGCAAGAATAACGCTGCGGGAAGGCTGAACGCGAACAGAGCCGATATACGAGCCAGAGACACTTGAGCGGCTTGGTCTTTTGAGGCTAAGAGACACGATGGAGGCCCAGACCGGACGCGACGTCAGTTTCATGGTATACAGGTCGAGGGAAGATATCAGAGAGCGGGGAGAATTTGCGACGCTGCAGGATTTTATCAAATTCATTAGACACAACGGGGATCAAAAATGATTGCCAAAAATCATATACTATTTGGAATACAAAACAGAAAAAAGGATGCGCAATTTACTAATAATGAATTATATGATCTGATAGACGCTGTTGATAAGATCATGTATAGGAATGCTGGGTATGTTGGTATAAATGAAATGGAGAGTCCAGAGGGATTTATTTACTACATATCGGATGACGAGAGTGTGTTGCTGAAAACAAATATATTTGGGCAAGAAACATTGGAAGAAGAAGAATTCCCTGACTTCGCATATCTTCTCTATATGTACGATGTAGGCAAACACCCACAATATTTAGCTGCGATTGAAAAGAGACCCGATATATTCATTAAGCTGAGAACCGAATAAAGCTTATTGTTACACCAATAAGGTGGACATCATCCCTGAGACCAATATCGATTGCGATAAGCTTCTATCTCCGAGGTGAACAAGCTTTTTCGATTTTCGCTACGGATTCAAGCCTGCTACCACCCTGTGATCGGCGTGCGTGTGCTCCGCGATCCTTATTCCGCCAAGCCTTACGTTTTGTTCCACACGACCAAACGTGTCGGCGGCGGCGTGCAAGACTTCGATGCGATCAAACTGTTGAAGTTCGCGGCCTGATCCGTTGGGGCCAGGACGGCCTGCGTGGTCCGATGCTCATGGACGAGCATGCACACGGTGCTCCGGTCTCGAAAACCACCATTTTCGGCTCGTCCTGGCCCCAACGTTCACGCGCCTTAAGACCTTCGTCGAATTGCTCATTTCACCCAATCCTGTCGTTTCCGGAGCGCACATTCATGTCGGCGCCATTCAATTCGCATGAGCTGAAAATACTCTGGAACATCAAGGCCAACGAGGTGCTGATCGAGGCGCTGAAGCGCAGTCCGCCACGGGAACATAACCTCCTTTGGCTGGCGAGCCTGGCTCAAGAGAACAGTGAACTGAAAAGCCGCTCGTTACTCTACGAACCTTTCCAGATCTGGGTCAGAAAATACAATCCGGACCAGCCGCGTGTACCCGCCGGCAGTTCCGACGGCGGGCAGTGGACCGATGACGGGGGCGGCGGGAGCGGCAAGCCGCTTACACAAGAGGCGTTTGATCGCAGGTGGGGAACTGCCAGCAAGCCGGCAAGCGAGACGCGCATTGTCTCCGGTCATGGCCGCTTCGTCGGTGGTGTAGCGCTGGCCAAGACGCCTGGTACCGGCCCGAAAGCACCGGATGGAACGCCAGTGCAGTTGGCGCAGTCGGGTGGCGGGCGTCGCGGAAGTGGCCCAAACATCCGCATCATAGCCGGGCGGGCGCAGGAAGTGACCCCTGAGCAGGAACTGCGGATTGAGACGTCAAGGATACGTGCCGACGAGGCTGTCCGCAGGGTTCAGCAACGTGATGCCGGATGGAAACCGCAACCGGGACTTTATGACAGTGCCGAAGGGCTCATCCGCTATAATGAGAGCGTTGCACGCGAAGCGGAGTATCGAGAACGAGAACTGAGCAGCAATTGGTTGGGGCAAAATGGCGGCCCGCCGCTGAACAATCCGTCAAACAGTGGACAGCGGGGCCGGTATGGTGGCCTGCTGGACTCGCCGCTTGCCGAGCCAAGGCCGACTCTGCCCCCGCCGGTTCCGGGCCACAAGATCGATTATGATAAGGTTTCGACGGCTAAACCTTATGAAGCAACGGAACCCCGCAATCTTGAAGAGCAGGTATTATGGAACGAAGTTATACGTGATCCAGGCGCCGGCAAACTCCTGAACGGACTTAACAACGATCCACGTTTTCCGGTGGAAAATGGATGGCAAAAAATGTACGTGACACATAGAAAACCGGATGGGAAAGTTCTTGAGGTTCACTATCAGTTTAATTTCTACACTGGCAAAGCCTATGACATAAAATTAAAAAACAAGGACTAATATCATGATGTTGCGTGAGTTTGATCAAGAACAGCCGTTGGAGGTCTATGCATTCTATTGGGCCAATAATCCAGCCTTGAAAAGACATGGACAGCGGATGCATCTTGTCGTCCTGTACCAAGGCCATGACGGACTTGGTGTGGTCGCAGAAGATGAATGTGAAATCGTTGACCCGAGCGTTGATGGATTTGTTCTGAGACGATCAGGAAGTGGCGGTGATATTTTTGTTCATTGGGCCGCCGACAAAGATGATCTGCTTGACAGGCTCATTGACCATGACCCCGGCGCAATGGCTGAGTTTCAACGACGCCTTCGTGAGGGAAGGTCCTGAGGACTTTTCGGGTCGCGCCGAGACTGGAAACGCTATAGCGGCAGTGTTTGGCAACTTCTTGAGGGTTTTGGTGTCGTATTGGAATGATAACTGAGGACCGTTCGCAGGTGCGGCCTGGAACAGAACGAGGATGCTCTGCGTATCACTTATTATAACGTGGATGAGAAAACTCTCTCGAAGAATATTAACAAGAGAATAGCCGCTTCGTAGCGGGATCGCCTGCGATTTGAATTCGATCCTCATGGCGATGGCGGTCATCAGCACCTCAATAAGGAGATTTCGGAGGCAATCATGAAGGGACTTGGCTCTAGTAAAAAAAGGTGATCAGCACGGAACTAAACACAACGGGGACTAAAAATGATTGCCAAAAATCATATACTATTTGGAATACAAAACAGAAAAAAGGATGCGCAATTTACTGATAATGGATTAGATGATCTGATAGATGCTGTTTGTAAGATCATGTATAGGAATGCTGGGTATGTTGGCATGAATGTAATGGAGAATCCAAAGGGATTTGTTTACTACATATCGGATGACGCGAGTGTGTTGCTGAAAACAAATATATTTGGGCAAGAAACATTGGAAGAAGAAGAATTCCCTGACTTCGCATATCTTCTCTATCTGTACGATGTAGGCAAACACCCACAATATTTAGCTGCGATTGAAAAGAGACCCGATATATTCATTAAGCTGAGAACCGAATAAAGTTTATTGTTACACCAATAAGGTGGACATCATCCCTGAGACCAATATCGATCGCGATAAGCTTCTATCTCCGAGGTGAACAAGCTTTTTCGATTTTTGGCAACCGGATTCAAGCCTGCTATCACTTGTAATTGGACGTGCGTGTGCTGCGCGATCCTTACTCTGCCAAACCTTACGTGCTGTTTTACACGACCAAACGTGTCGGCGGCGGCGTGCAGGATTTTGATGCGATCGAGCTGTTGAAGTTCGCGGCCTGATCCGTTGGGTAATTACGGTTTGGGGCCAGTAAATTTTAAGGACAGGAAATCAACATGAATGATGCGCTAGAGAAATCTATCAGGCGTATCCTCCTTCAGGAGTGGGATCCAATTGGCATAAAGGATGTTGTTGCAGCTCAGGACCAATATGACGGCTATGTTTCCCAAATTGCAAAAATGGTGTCAGATCACAAAACTGTCGACGATCTTGCACGATATCTGCTGATGACTGAGGATAAGATGGGATTGGATGGAAATCGGGTGCGAGCGGTGCGGGTTGCATCAAACCTGAGGACTCTTATTTGAAGCCCCCGCTTTAGTGAAGTCGAGGACGCTTACACCTATCGTCGAATTGATCCGGATTGGGTGGAAGAATAGATTCCTGGCATGCAGGGGTCAGATCTGCGCGCCGGGTTAATACCAAATATGAACAGGACATTCTTGACTGCACTGGCGTCGATGCGTGCGACTGCGATGGCAGCGGTACTCATCATGGCTGTCGGCAGGGTGGTCGCGCCCGACATGTCTGGCGCGACTGAGTCGACTTCGGCAGACGCGTTCATCGAGGCTTACCGCTGTCCGGTAGTGGCAAGATTGGCGCGTATGCACACAGGTGCTCTCGCGAGGCTACGGCCGCTTGATCGTTATCTTATCATTGATCTGGAAGGGCAGCGCTATGTTCAGTGCCGCTTCGTCGAGAATGACAGCAAGGCGCAGTGCGAGGCGTCGTCGGGATATTACGGTCCGAAGGAGGGTGAACCCGGCTCCTTTCGCATGAGTATGCACGGCTTGCGCGCGCTCGCCGGGCTCGGTTTCTCGACCGATGGGTCAGGCGGGAATTACGGGCTTGTCATCGAGACGCCAGGGCCGCGCGCTTATGCGAAAGTTGCGGAAACCATGCTCGCAGCACTGCAGCTCGGTTACGGGGCGAACATCCATTCCCGAATGGTCGCAAGGTCGGCGCAGGAGCCTGACGAGGAATTGCAAAGTTGCGCCAGTCTGCCGAGTGGGTGATGGCGAAACGTCGACTGGCCGGTTGAACCGGTTTGAACAGGATCGCGAACGCGGGGCGCTACAGAGGGCGCAATGATATTCCGCCGGCATCGGCAAATCAAAAGCTCGGATTTCAACACAGCCTGACATAGGGAATCCAAACATGACCATGACACTGATCAAGCCGCCGGCTGCCGAGCCGGTGACGCTGGCGGAGGTGCGCCAATTTTTACGCCTCGACAGTGATAGCGAAGATGCATTGCTTACTGGCCTTATCAAGGCTGCACGGGAAGCGCTCGAGGTGCAGACGGGCCTAGCACTGATCAACCAGACCTGGCGGTTCTATGCCGATGGCTGGCCGAAAAGCGGTGTCGTCCGGATCACGAAATATCCGGTGCGTTCCGTCGTCGCCGTAACGGCTTACATCGAAGATGGAATGCCGGTTTCGATTGCTGGGCACGACCTCCATCTCAGTGGCTACGCGAGGCCGGCGCGGCTTTACCTTGCGGCGCGCAATCGGCCGGCCCAGCCGCTCGGCGGGCTGGAAATCGATTTCATTGCGGGGTTCGGCCAAACCGGAAACGAGGTTCCCGACGCCTTGCGCCATGCAATTTTGTCCCTGGTTGCGCATTGGTATGAGCTTCGCGGGTTCTATGGCGCTGCGCAACAGCCTGTCTCGTATCCGCCGGCTTTTGAACGGGCGATCGGGCTTTGGCGCAGGGTATCGCTATGATGCCGGCGCTCTTCCTTGATCCGGGCAGTCTGTCCCGCGAGCTTTTGCTGGAGAAATCCATAGTCACTGCCGACGACACGGGCGAACTCATGGAGAACTGGGTCGAGATCGCCAGCGTCTGGGCGCAGATCGAACCGACGGAGCCCGGACTGCGCATCCTCGGCGAGCAAGGACTGCCAGAAGTCACGCACCGCATCACACTGCGGATGCGAAGCGATATCGCCAGCACCATGCGCCTGCGCAAGGGGCTCCGCATTTTTCAAATCCTGACCCTGCACGATCCCGACGATAGCGGGCGCTATCTGGTGTGCCGCGTGCGTGAGGAGCGTCAATGAAGATCACGATGCAGATGACCGTCGCCGACCTGATCCAGACTTTGCGCTGGCAAGCGATCGAACTCGCGGAAGATGCGAATGCCAGATCTGGAAAAGACCAAGCTGCAAATTCGAAGCGTAAGCCCAAGGCTACGAACGAGGCCAAGCCATGACGAGTGCCGGCCTGGAATTGCAAAAGGCACTTCTCGCACTTTTGCGGGCGGATGGCGCGCTGGAAAAATTGATAGAGGGACGGGTCTATGACCGTGTGCCGGAGAAGGCGGTGTTTCCCTACGTGACGCTCGGCGCAGCCAATATCTATGATTGGAGCACAGGGACCGAACGGGGCAGCGAACATCTGTTCACGCTTAACATCTGGAATCGGGCGAGCGGCCGAAAATCGGTATTTACGATCATGAACATCATCGAGCGGTTGTTGGACAAACCGGTACTCACGCTTGTCGGGCACCGGGTGGCCAACCTGGCGTTGCAGTATTCCCAGGCGCGTGCCGAGGACAACCGCGATGGCTATCTCGGTGTCCTGCGCTACCGGGCCGTGACGGAAGAACTCCCCGCCTGACCTCAAATTCAATCTGAAAGGAAATCGCATGAGCGCCCAGAGAGGCAAGGATATTCTGTTGAAGGTTGCCGATGCCAATGGCAGCTATGTGACATGTGCCGGCCTGCGGTCGAAGCGCGTTGCCTTCAACACCGAGACAGTTGATGTGACCGACGCCGATGCGGCCGGTCGCTGGCGCGAGCTTCTGGGGGGCAGTTCGGTCCAGCGCGCATCAATCGGTGGCGGCGGCATATTCAAAGATGCGCAGTCGGACGCGCGGTTCCGGCAAGCTTTTTTCGATGGCGAAATCCCGCTCTGGCAGATTGTATTGCCGGATTTCGGCGCGCTGCAGGGACCGTTTCAGATCACGGCGCTTGAATATAGCGGTGCCTACAACGGGGAGGTCACCTTCGAGATCGCGCTGGAATCCGCGGGTCCCGTTGCGTTCAGGGAGATTGCCTGATGGTGAACCGACATCGCGGCGAAATCAGCGCCGTTCTAGATGGCCGCGAATGGACCCTGTGCCTGACACTGGGCGCTCTTGCGGAATTGGAAGATGCATTCGGCGCGGAAGATTTGGCCGTCCTGTTGAAACGGTTTTCGACGAGCGCGCTCTCGGCGGCCGATATTCTCAAAATCATCGCTGCCGGGCTCCGCGGCGGCGGCAATGAACTGGCGCCGGAAGCAATTGCGCAGATGCGCGCCGATGGCGGAATAACCGGCTTTGCCCGCATCGTTGGCGAGTTGTTGAGCGCCACCTTTGGTGAATCAAATTCGGAGCAAGCCGGATCAAGGCTATGAATATCAACGACGATCATCCCGAGCCATTTCCCTGGGCAGCCATGATGGCGGCGGGGTTCGGCATCTTGCGGCTGTCCTCCGCCGCGTTTTGGGCGATGACACCGCGCGAACTCAATGCTGCCTTCCACAAATCCGGCGCCCGGGTTGCCCCAACACGCACTGCTCTCGAGCAGTTGATGCAAGCATTTCCGGATGAACGATAGGAAAACGTATGCGCGACAACTCCGTAACCACAGTTGAGGTCAAAGGCGATACCAGCGGCATCGACGCAGCCCTCGATGCCTTGCAGAAGAAATCAGAGCTGTTCGGTCGCACTCTGACGAACTCGCTGAAAAGCGCGGCGGTGAGCGGTCATGACCTTGGCGATGTTCTGAAACAACTGGCGATGAGCATAGCCAATATGAGCCTGAGTGCGGGGCTGAAACCGCTGCAGGATCTGGCTTCTGGCCTGTTCTCCGACATGCTGGGCGGACTGACGGGCAAAGCCAAGCCGCATGCGAAAGGCGGGATCGTCGATAGCCCCACCTATTTCAACGCAGGCGGGTCACTTGGCCTGATGGGCGAAGCGGGCACCGAGGCGATCATGCCTCTGGCGCGCGGTGCAGATGGGCGACTTGGCGTCGCCACGCACGGCGGCGGCTCGGCGGTGCACGTTACCTTCAACGTATCGACACCGGACGCTACATCCTTCCGCAAATCCGAGGCTCAGCTTACCGGCATGCTTGCCCGCGCGGCACGCAAGGGCGCCAGAACGTTCTAAGGTGACCATCATGACAGCTTTTCACGATGTCCGGTTTCCAGCGGGCGTTTCCTTCGGCGCGACCGGCGGGCCGGAGTGGCGCAACGAGATCGTCCCGCTGACGTCTGGTTTCGAACAGCGCAATTCGCGTTGGGCGCAATCCCGGCACCACTATGATGCAGGGACCGGTGTCCGCTCACTGGCAGATCTCGATGACGTCATGACTTTCTTCGAAGCACGGAGAGGTTCGCTCCATGCCTTCCGTTTTCGTGATCCGTTCGATCATCTGTCGTGCCGGTCCGGAAAGATGGTTGCACCAGGCGACCAGTTGCTTGGGAATGGCGACGGCACCAATGCTGTTTTCCAGCTGGTTAAACGCTACGGCGACTATGTGCGGCTGATAACCAAGGCACAGGGAGGCAGTGTACGGGTTGCTGTAAACGGTGTCGAAAAGACGGAAGCGCTGGATTTCGTCGTCGAGCTGATTACCGGGAAGGTTATCTTTCAGCCGGGTAGAATACCACCTGCGGGCGCATCCGTGACGGCGGGATTCGGCTTCGACGTACCGGTGCGATTCGATACGGACCGGCTGACGATCAGCATCAAATCATTCAAGGCAGGCGAGATCCCGACCATCCCGATCATCGAGGTAAAGGTATGACCGCAATTCCTCCCGCGCTTGAATCACATCTTGCAGGCGAAGTCACAACACATTGTTTCTGTTGGATCATCCGGCGAAAGGACAGTGTGATACACGGCTTCACGGACCATGATCGGTCGTTACTTGTCAGCGGAGTTGCCTGCGAGCCGCAAACCGGTCTCAGCGCCAGCGAAGCGACCAATTCACTGGGCCTTGGGGTAGACAGCGCGGAGATCGAAGGCGCCCTTTCGTCGGCAAGCATCACTGACAGTGATATCGAGCGAGGGGCCTTCGACGCGGCAATAGTGGAAACGTGGCTCGTCAATTGGGCGTCGCCGGATCAACTCACTCTCCTGCGCAGCGCCCGCATCGGTGCGATTACACGTTCGGGCGGCAAGTTCGTGGCCGAAACGAAAAGCAGCGCGGTCGATCTCGACAAGGTCAGCGGCCGGCGAATCACGCGCCTCTGCGACGCCCAGCTCGGCGACAACCGTTGCGGCCATGCGGGCGGGGCTCAGACGGGAATGGCCGTGACCATCATATCGGATCGGGAGATCGTTGTTTCCGGGCATCAACCTCCAAACGCCGACTGGTTCGATAATGGTACGTTGACCTGGACATCCGGGGCTAATGCCGGACGAGCCAATGTCGTTCTTAACCATGCTCCCTTTGGCAACGCCATTCGGCTCAGCCTGCGCGACGCGCAGATACCCGATGTCAAGGCCGGGGATCAGTTCTCCTTGTTGCCGGGCTGCGACAAGAGCTTCGCGCAATGCCAGGCGAAGTTCGCCAATAGCGTCAATTTTCGCGGGTTTCCGCATCTGCCTGGCAATGACGCCGCCTATAATTATGCCGATGGCAAGGGCAATTTCGATGGAAAGCCACTGGTGCCATGAGCATTGCAGAGGAAGTTCTATCCGAGGCGTGGCGCTGGATCGGCACGCCCTACCGGCACGGCGGGTCGAGATGCACGGTTGGTTGCGATTGCCTCGGACTGGTGCGCGGCATCTGGCGGGCACTCTACGGGCAAGAACCGCAGTTGGTTCCCGTGTATTCCATGGATTGGGCTGAGTCGAGCACAGCCGATCCACTGCTCGATGCCGCACGTCTGCACATGACGGAAAAAACGGTCAACGGGGCCGAACCCGGCGACCTGCTGGTGTTTCGCTGGCGCGATGGCGTAGCTGCCAAACATCTCGGCATCCTCGCCGACCAGGGGCGCTTCATTCACGCCTATGAGGGTCACAGCGTTGTGGGCTCGGCTTTGGTCCCGCAATGGCGCAAGCGGATAGCTGGCGTGTTCGCGTTTCCGGATCGCAATGCTGCTGTGCGTCGTTCGACAAGCTCACCATGAGGGAGGTGGTTTGATCGCAATGACAATAGCTAACGTTGTGGATTTGGCTCCCCTACAACCAATCTTCACCCCTTATGGTGAGCTTGTCGAACCACGCACGGCGGCAATGTAAAATCCAGTATTAATTCAGTAATTCCAGAAAGAATTCAATTGCATGGCAACACTTGTTCTAACGGCTGCAGCAACTTGGGCTTTCGGAACAACCGGGGTAGCTGCGGCGATTGGCTCGGCCGTTGCTTCGGTTGGCGGCTACCTCATCGACCGGGCGCTTTTCGGGCAGACGATCGAAGGTCCGCGCATGTCCTCAATGCGGCCGATGTCCGCCGAGGAGGGCGCGGCGCTCCCGCGCGTGTACGGTGCCGTTCGGTTGGGCGGCACGCTCATCTGGGCAACCCGCTTCGAGGAAGTGAAAACCACCTCGCGTCAAGGTGGCAAAGGCGGGCCAAAAGTCAGCGAATATAATTACTTTGCCAATTTTGCCATTGCTATCGCTGAAGGGCCGATCAGCATGATCCGCCGCATCTGGGTGGATGGAAAGGAGCTCGACCAGACCCGCTGCACGATCCGTGTTTATGGGGGAGCAAGCAGCCAGCCCGTCGACCCGCTGATCGAAGCGAAACAGGGACAAGGCAAAGCACCGGCCTATCGCAATACGGCCTATGTCGTGTTCGATCGATTCCCGCTGGACGACTATGGCAATCGCATTCCGCAGTTCCAGTTCGAGGCAGTGCGAGCGGTGGGAAGCGTCGCGAGTAATCTGAAAGCGGTGGCCCTGGTTCCGGGTGCAACGGAGTTTGGACTTTCCCCGCAACTGGTTACCAGTGAGCCATCCAAGGGTAAGACAAAGAGCCTGAACCGCAATTGCCTGCGTGCTGCTACCGATTGGCAGGCCTCAATGAATGAACTGCAGCACCTTAGTCCTTCGCTAAAACATATCGCCATTGTGGTGCCCTGGTTCGGCGCAGATTTGCGTGCAGCCAACTGCGCGATCAAGCCCGGCGTCATGGACAAGTCCGGATACAAGGAAAGCAGCACCTGGAGGGCAGGCGGGGTCTCGCGGTCACAGGCTCATCTTATTTCACGGGCTGGCACCGGCGCGGCCTATGGTGGGACGCCTTCCGATCAAAGCGTTATCGATGCTATTCGCGATGCCAAGGCGCGAAACCTGAATGTCACCCTTTACCCTTTCGTGATGATGGACATCCGAGCGGACAATAATTTGCCCGATCCATATGGAGGACCGCGGCAAGGTGCTTATCCATGGCGCGGGCGTATTACGTGTCACCCCGCGCCGTACCAACCGGGCAGCCCTGATAAGTCCGAAGCCGCCGCCGCCCAGATCAAAACATTTCTTGGCAGCGTGAAAGCCAGCGATTTCCTGATCAAAAACAACGTCGTCAGCTATCGAGGGAACAAGGACGACTGGGGGTATCGCAGGCTGGTGCTGCATCTGGCGCATTTGGCTGTATGTGCGGGAGGGGTAGAGGCCTTCATAATCGGGTCCGAACTGTGCGGCCTCACGACAATCAGAGACCAGTCCAACGGCTTTCCCTTCGTCAACGCCCTCTGCGATCTAGCGGGTGAAGTGCGCGGCATTCTCGGCAATGATTGCAGACTAACCTATGGTGCCGATTGGACGGAATATTACGGCCACCATCCGCAAGACGGATCGGGCGACGTGTTTTTCCATCTCGATCCGCTGTGGGCGCATGCTGCCATCAACGCGGTCGGCATCGACAATTACATGCCGCTCAGCGACTGGCGCGACGAGGATTACAGTGTTCCAAATCCCGACGGTTTGACCTCGCCCTATGATCTGGACGGTTTGCAACGTCAGATCGCCTCGGGCGAAGGGTTCGACTGGTACTATAAATCGGCCGACGATCGAGCATCGCGAACGCGCACACCCATCACGGATGGTGCGGGGAAACCCTGGGTCTATCGCTACAAGGATTTAAGTTCCTGGTGGAACAACAAGCACTATAACCGGCTGGGAGGTGTCGAGAGCGCGGAACAGACAGCGTGGCAACCGCAGGGAAAACCATTGTGGCTGACGGAATTGGGCTGCCCCGCCGCCGACAAGGGCCCCAATCAACCCAATGTCTTTCCGGACATGAAATCGTCCGAGGGCGCATATCCCTACTTTTCCGACCATGGCCGTAGCGATCTTGCGCAAAACCGCTTCTTGCGGGCGCATTTCAATCACTGGAACAGTGGTAACAACCGCGCCATGATCGATCCGGATCGCCTGTATGTCTGGGCCTGGGATACGCGGCCTTATCCGGAATTTCCGCTGAACAGGTCGCTCTGGTCGGATGGAGACAACTGGACGACGGGACACTGGCTCAACGGGCGGATCTCCGGCGTCGCGCTCGACGAATTGCTGGCTGCGATCCTCGCCGATTTCGGTACAGCCAATATTGACGTCGGCGGAGTGGATGGTTTCGTCAGCGGTTACGTCATTGAAGAGCCGACCAGCGTGCGAGCCGCTATCGAGCCGCTGCTTGCTCTTTTCGATGTCGATAGTTTCGAGAGCGGCAACAGCCTGATTTTCCGGAGCACGGCTCGTATGGATGCCACAGCCCCGCTCATCGACGAGTTTGTGGAACAGGAGGAGGGAGGGCCGGTTACCTGGCGGATGCAGGAACTTACCGATCAGCCGTCGCGTATCGAAATAGCCTATCGCGACCCGATGCTCGACTACCAGGCAGCGATGAGTTTTGCCGAGCGCCTCGACGGCAAGGGCACTGAAAACATCGGACTGCCGGGCATGATCGATACGGCGCAGGCGAAATCGCTGGCTGAGGAGGCGTTGCAGACATGCCGGGCAGCGCGGCGAACCGCATCGTTTGAAGTGCCCTGGAAGCAGGCTGCCCTGAAGCCGGGTGATCGGGTGAGGGTTGCTGGCAACACCTCGGCTCCGGATTTTGTCGTGACCTCCATCGAAGACGGAGCGACACGCCGGGTCGAGGCCAGAGCCTTGCCGCAACATGTCCGCTACCCCGTTCGCGGTGCGCTGCCGGTACCCGCCGATGGCAGGAAATCCGTAGTTCGCGGCAGGCCATATTTCGAGCTCCTGGACTTGCCGATGTGGCCGGGTGTGGAAAGGCCCCCAGACCAGTTTCGCATCGCGGCTTTCGCCGAGCCCTGGGGCGGGGCGAGTGTTTACGCTTCACCCGAAGCAGTTGATTTCAAGCAACGAACTGTAATTGCCGACCGCGCGGTGATGGGGGAACTGATTGCGCCGCTGGCGGGTGGAGCGAGCGGCCGGTTGCTGAACGGACAGGCGCTCGACGTGCAGCTCTATCACGGTGAACTGCGTTCAACGTCCATGGCGCAGATATTCGGCGGCGCAAACACTGCGCTGGTGGCTAGTTCCGACGGCAATTGGGAGGTGCTGCAGTTTATCAATGCAGAGGAAATACAAAGCGATCTGTGGCGATTGAGCGGGCTCTTGCGCGGCCAGTGCGGTACCGAGAACGAGGCCATGCAGCCAAGATCTGCGGGTACACCATTCATCTTGATGACGGATGCCGTTGCCCCGGCTGGATTGAAATCGGAGGAGACAGGCCTTGGACTTTCCTGGCGCATTGGCGCATCCGGAGAAGATTTCACCGATCAATTCTTCAGCACCGTTGAACGAACGGGCGGGTTGCGCGCTGTGCAGCCGCTCGAACCTGTGCAAATCCGGTCGCGCACGGGGGCAAATGGTGATGTCCACATCAGTTGGATAAGGCGTGGGCGGATTGATGCGGACAGCTGGCTCGCGCCGGATATTCCGCTTGGCGAGGAGCGTGAGGCCTACCGCGTCGAAATAAGAAAGGATGAAAAACTGGTTCGATCCGTTGATGTGGAAGGGCCAAACTGGACGTACCGTTTCTCTGAACGACAATCCGATCTTGGCACCCTGACAGCCGAAATCGACTTCGGCGTTGCGATGATTTCAGCCAGGGTCGGACCGGGACGGGCTGCCCGCCGCAAACTGCACTTTAATTGATTTCAAGGGTCTCTTGAGATTCCCGCCATGGCGGTATGCAAATCGCGTTTCTCTGCACTCGGGTGCTCAAAACCATCATTTGCGATCGCCTTGCAAAGAATCAGACCCCGTTCAACCCATTTGAAAAAAGGAATTTATGATGAACACTGAAAAAGCGTGGTATCTGTCGAAAACCGTATGGGCGTCGATCGTGACGATCTTGCTTTCCTGTTCAAGCTTCTTCCACATTTCCACCGATGGCATCGACCAAGGAGCGATCACCGATACTATTGTGCAGTTTCTGACCGCCTTGAGCGGGATTGTTGCGCTTTTTGGTCGGGTCAGCGCCACTGCGCTCATAACACGTAAAGAAATATAGTGTTAAAAGGCGTGAACTTGTGGCAATCCTGACAGTCAGATTACCAAACGTTCATGCATCGTTCAGACAGCAACCGATAATAATGACGCCATGATGAAACACCTCTTTATCTCCCTGCCCCTTGCGGGCCTGATCTCGGTCGCTGGCGCCTTCAATGCCGGCAGCGCCTTTGCCGCAGACTGCTCGTCCGTTGGGCAACGGGTGGCCGATTCGCAAGGTGGTACCCTTGCGCGTGCCACATCGGTTGTGCAGAACGGCAAGGAAGTCTGCGTCGTGGTGGTTCTGATCCCCGGCAAGGATGGTGAACGTCCGCGCCGTGTGGAAGTCGCCGTACCAGCAAGCTGA